AGTAAGCGCACGGCGGAAGCTCGACCTCTTTGTTCTTCTCTTTGTCGAAGTGTTTCTCACCGCCCTTACACGCAAGCGTCGGCCACTTCTCTGGGTACAGAATCTCAGTAGATACCGAGTGAACGTCCTGATCCTTCGCGAACGCGATGATCCACGACTTGGCATGCGCCAGCTCTGCGATGATTCGCAGCTCGGCTCCCGACATGTCACACGTGACAATGCAGTACTCTTCCGCTTTGTGTTCACACGGCAGACCACACTTCGTGCAGAAGTATGCCTCATGCAACACTTCCCCGGTCTCGCTGAGCACAGGTTTCTTCTCAGTGTCGTGATCACAACACACCGAGATGCGAACGTTCTCGTCAGAAGGATCGCAGATAAAGCACGCACGTACTTCGTCTTCGTGAGGAAGGTTCTGTGCATTGGGCTGTGACGAAGAGGATCGCCCAGTTTCCGCTTCCAGCTGGTTGAACTTACAATGCAGTCGTCCGTCCCCGGGGTGACGCCATCCCTCCTTCGCTCCCGGCTTCTTCACCCAGCGCTGAACCCACGACTCTCCGTAGGTACCAGTCTCCTTCTTTCCCTTGCGGTACTTTCGGAGAATCTGGATCATCTCCATGTCGTTGTACTTCAGCAACGAGTCATCGGCTACGCTGTCCAGATGCTTGAGCTTGGGAATCTTCTGCAGGGCCGCGAGCAGTTGTACGTTCGATCCATAATTCAGGAACGCCTCGCCCTCGCACTTCTCTAAAATCTTTTTCTTCTGAGTCCGATCCTTGCTAAGGACCATGTACGCTTCGCGAGCTTTCTTCTTAGCGTCGTTGCGGTTCGCCTTCAACACCTTGATCTCTTCGCGGATCGCAGCCTTCTTGGCCTTGTCAGGTTCCAAACGCAACTCTGTTGCTTTCGCCTTCTCTGCCGGGGTTGCCTCTTCAAAGTTCTCTCGCCAGATTTTCTCCAAGCGAGCGATCTCGACCTCATCGATAGCGTTGGCTTTGTGTCCACAGATTGGCACGAAGATTTTGTCGAGGTACGCGAGCTGCTCAATACGACGCTTCTTCACATTCTCAACACGCTGCATCCACTTCGTGTCGTCAAGGTTCTGGCCCACGATATGCATTTCGGTATACGTCCCGAGTGCATCATTTTCAATCGTCGCAGTGGACGTGAGATGATCTTTGTCGAGAACCTGCAGCTGCTTCAAGCGAACAGGCAGCGGTGTACGCACGTCGAGTGCTGCGTAAAGAATCTGTTCTTCAGTGAGCGGTGAACTGAGATCGAACGACATCTGCAGTTCCTTCGCCAGTGTCACACCGAAGTAGCGCTCCATCAGGCGCTTCAAAGAGAACTCGTCGTATTTCTTGAGCGGTATCGCACCGGCCTGAATCACGCGTTCAACGAGGTCGATAGAGTAGAGCTTCCACATGCGACGACCAAAATGCCAGAAGAACACTTCATATTCGAATGCTAGCGTCTGACCAACTTTGGTGATCGTGTTGTTGCAGAGGAACGGATCGAATACATCGAAAATCGGTTTATAGATCGTCCCGTTGAATTTTCCAAAGTGCGCCTGAGATGATTGCAAGCGTTCTGGGGTCTCTGCGAATGCGAGGAGATCGATTACATACTGCTCGTACTTGTCTCCTGCCTGCAAACACCGTGCACGCCGAAACCAGAAGTCGTTGATCGAGTCACCGTTGGTTTCAGTATCGAGACCAGCTACGCGATCACCCTTCTCAATTCTCTGGAGGCACTTTCTTAACTTCTCAAGTCCCGCACCGTCCTGAACAAGCGTGATGTTCATCGGTGGGTCCAGCGCCTTTACATTGAGCACTGGGTAATTCTGCTGAGCAACTGTCATGCTTCTATGCTATCATGCTCCTGTTTGAAGTTTTAAACGGGTGCTTGGGGGAATCCCCCAAGCATCATCGGTAGCCCCAACCGGCTCTTTGTTGCGACCGGGAACCCCGAGAGAGCCCGTTGAGTTCGCGCTGGAGCTTCGCTATCTCTGCCATCAGGAATGTTCGCCCTTTGGTCTGGGCTTCGAGACCTTCAGGGGTCACGATGGGTGTTCGTTCAAGTTCGCGCAATTTGCGTCGGAAACCCTCAATCTTCTCGCGGATTTCGAAGCGCTCACGGCTGAGTATCGCCCTTAGTTTGTGTTTAGTCATTTGTTTTCAACAAGATAAGGCACCTAACTGAGGGTAAAACTAAGAAAATAAAGGACTTACCCGAGGTCACTGAGCACAGAACTGAGCTAAGTCCTTTATTCTCAGTAACTTAACTAATTCAATACATATATCTCCCGGGGAACACCTTTTATGGTACCACGCGGGATTGAATTTGTCAACTTTTCGGAGTTCCTTTGTTTTCAACAACTTAGCTCACTTTGCAAAACCCGCTCAGCCTTTGTTTTCAACAGCTTAGACAATTCCAAAAGCATTGCACCGGAAAATTCCGGTGGGCTCCTAGAATTTTTTCCTTGACTTTAGACTAACTCCATGATATAGTTGATGTGTTCCCCAAATTTACGTCTTATTGCGGGTTAGAGGAGTCTGGGACCTTGCTGGGCTCATAACCCTGAGACGCTGGTTCGAATCCAGCACCCGCAACCAATCTTCGTCGTGCTTGAGTAGCCTACCCGGGAGAGAATCCCAAAGGGACTGTAAAAGTGGCCTCGCATGGCAAGCGCTTCAGCGCACTGAGCGTAATCAGTGCGCTTCAAATTTCTACCCATGGGCGTTAGGCGGATGCGGGTAGCCGCGAGTGGCTGTAACCCACTTCCTCCTAGCGAGGTTGACAGGTTCAAATCCTGTAGCGCCCACCAAATTTCACCGGGGTGTAAATCGGTAAAGAGAAGCCGACCTGCCTTGGAAGCAGGAGATTAAGATCACTGGACGTGCAAGTCGTCTCACCCCGACCACATGAGGAGCACAAAATGAGAACACGAAGCAACTTGAAGCCGTGCCCCTCGCGGGTACTGAATACAACCACCACAGTTTAAGCCGATGTAGCTCAAGTGGAAGAGCACCCGCCTTGTAAGCGGAAGCGTGCGTTTTCGACTAACGCCAGCGGCTCCATGTTAGTGTTTCGATTAACGACCGAAGCGTGGTAAGTTTTCGGACTTAAACCGAATGGCTGGGGAGGTGGGTCGAACCAGAAAGGTTCGATCATGTCTCGTTGGAAAAATTCTACACCTGAACAAAAGCGAAAACTCATCGACAATGTTCAGAGGTGGAGAAGTAACAAAATTCAAAAGCTTAAAGACCTCTTCGGGTCGCAGTGTTCTCTTTGTGGATACAACAAATGCATGCGTGCTTTAGAGTTTCATCATTTGAAACCTGAAGAAAAGAGTTTTGCAATTAGTGCACGAGGAAGAATTGTAAGCTGGGAAAGAATGTTGAAAGAAGCACAAAAGTGCATCCTCGTCTGTGCAAATTGCCATAGAGAGATTGAGAGCAAAAGTTCGCCGCAACATCCGAGGTCCTTGGTTCCTCCTGCGGCAAGACAACCAAGGAAATTTTTTGAAGCTTCACCGTGGAGCGCTACGATCTGATCGTTGCGCCTTGAAGCGGTGTTGGAAATCCACGTTTCGATACGTGGTGAATCCCCAAGGGGTTCCTAGTCCAGCCATTCTTTGGCATCGTAACGAGCTGGCTATCTGAGCGTGTCCCGGCGAATCGAGTGGACCCTGCGCTGCATCCGAAGGGACTGCAGAGGCCGCAGAGAAAGCGAAACCACAGCGCTAAAGACAGGACGTGACACCGTACCTGATCTAAGCTCCAAATAGCCTTTGTGTCACATAGGCGAACGGAGAATGTGGCCGGGTGCGCAGACGTGCGCACAACTGGAGAAGAATCGCTGGACACTCCAACGGATGAAGGCCGTGAAACTAAAGTCCAGCGTAAATTTTTATTTTGTTGCAGCCTTATAACCTGCAACGGGAGGATGCCTCAAACATCCTCCCAACTCTTGCTCGATGTACATCACAAAGACCATGACCGAGAGAATAATAAATTAGAAAATCTAGAAGTTTTATGTGTCTGGTGCCACGCACTAGAAACACGTGGGATTGTAGCTCAATCAGGAGAGCGCCTGTCTTGCACACAGGAGGCAGTCAGAGCATAGCTGACCAGTTCCACCAACTTTGAAAGGGAGCAATGGTTCCTTACCTTATCGCACTTTCTACGCTAGCAGTAGCCGACATCGTCGCAGGGATTCGCGATGCAACCATAACGGTTCAAGGAATTCAAAAAGGCGTTGCGGTCGAAGGTAACGACATCATCGTAAAACTTTTTAGCAACAAACCGAAGAGCTGGCAGCTCGACATTTACAACACGGTCGTGACAGCCCTCGGTGTGGTGCTTGGAGTTGAGTTCTATCACCTCCACATCTGGGCGCTCGCAGGCGGTGCGGTCGGATTGCTACTTGTAGACACCGGAAAGCATTTGCTTGCCGTGAAGAACTGGCGCTACCTGATAGCCGGTGGTAACCCTCATCCGTCTCAGACAGCGTTTCAGAAGTTCATTGGTTTGCTGTCTTGGAATGAAGACGGAAAAAGATTAGTTTAAAGCCCAGAGATGGCTCTGTTGTTTATCTCGCTCCACTTTGTCCGAAAGCGTGAGCGGTGGACAGCGGAGAGTCTTGATGAAAGCTCCAAAATGTAAGCTTCTGTTGTTTTTGTTTTTCTTTGTGATGGAGTTTGTTTCTGCCTTCATCATCTGCGCCGGGACCCGAGCACAAGCCAAGGGCAACTATTTGTGGACCGGTATCACTTCGATTGGATTTACGATCCAACTCTTCATGCTCCAGAAAATGGGCGTGGAAGACGAAGCATCGAGATCATGGCTGGCAGGAATCGGTATGACGACCGGCGCGTGCGCTGGAGACCTGTTGTCGATCTGGGCAACGGTTCACTTGTTCGGAAATTGTGATTAAGGAGACTCAGAATGGAAGTTGTCGAGGAAGTGAAACAGGAAGTTCAAGAAGTGAAGCAGGAAGCTCAGGTGGCTACTGAGAATGCAATTGCGGAAGCCGTGAAAGAAACGGCCAAAGCACGCATCGAAGTGACTGATGCTGAGAAGTTGGGTTTGGTGCGATTGGAGAATGAGTTCCTTAAAGCGCAGATGGAAATGCGCCGTCTACAGGACCTCATAAAGAACGTCCAAGAGGTTTATCCGAAACAGGTCGAGCAACTGCAAAAGAAGTACTCGATTGATCCCGCTACGCACGTGTACGATGCTATTCAGGGTGCGTTTGTGAAGAAGAACTAATTACCACAACAAGGCTTGCACCTTCCTCAGGTGCAGGCCTTTTATTTTTGCGTTAGGGAGACTCAGAAATGGCCGAGGAGAAACAGGAATCCACCGATCTGGTACCGCTCAGAAACCCAGACGGTAGCCTGCGGACACAAAAACGTGGTGGTGGCGGCAGGTTTGTGAAGTCAGGGCCAAAGCTGATCCCTACGATTGAGATCACTGCACAAGCACGAAAATGGTTGCACACGAAGTATTCTTCGACAGGGAAGATCACCAAGGAATCGAAGACGCGATTCGAAGAGATGCAGCAATGTATCTTTGAGATCGCCACAGGTAACAGTAAGTTGGACCCAAAGTCTCAAATGGCTGCAGTGAGTGCGTACGAAGCATTGATGCTCCGCGCACACGGAAAGCCATCGATCAACGATGAAGAGAAGGACGCTCTTAAGCAAGCAGGAATCCGCGTAGTCGTGATATCCACACCGCATGAGCTGCCAGTATCTGAGGAAACACAGAGAGAAAAATTGAAGCCATCCTTCATCGATGCAGAGGTTGTCAGCATAAACGAACAGGAGTAAGACTCAGTGCCACGAAAAGTTGCGAAGGAAGTTAAAGAACGTCCAGCATACATTTCGGCCACTGGCGAGCTGGACTTCTCAAAGATTTTTAAGCACCAGCCCAAGCAGTTAGAATTACTGCACACAGTTGTTCGTAAGGGTGGTAGGCGATTCGTTCAAGCCAAGGCACCGCAATGCTTGAGTGTTGGCGGTATTCGAAGCGGTAAGACTTCGGGTGCGATGATGTTCATGGTCCAGCACTATTGTTTGGCATTCGAAGGGTGCGACATTCTCATCCTGCGACGAACGTTTAAGGAATTGGAATCTGGAGCCATCGCAGACTTCAAGGCATTCATGCCTGAGGAGTTGTACGATTACGACTCTACAAAGCACGTGGCCACTCTGTTCAACGGATCAAGAGTCGTCTTCGGCCACTGCCAGAACAACAAAGAACGAGATATTGAGCAGTACCTAGGACAAGCGTACCCAGCGATCCTAGTTGACGAGTGCGGTCAGTTTTCAGCTGACGCGTGGCAGATGTTGTATTCTCGAAACACGGTGAACGCAAATTGCAAACCGGATGAGTTCGACAACATGCCAATCCCAGTAATTTGGGGATGCACCAACCCATTAGGTCCACACTACGAGTACTACCGCACGTTGTTTGTAGACAAGCGTCCGTACAACCCCCCAGAGGGTGCTCGTCGTGATGAGGCAACCGGCGCGTGGTGGAGCTATGAAAATGGCGAGTGGATGCTGCTGTATGATCCACGTGACTATGCGTACCAACGTAGTACGGTAATGGATAACCCAGCGCTAACACAACGCGACCCGGGAATCATAAACCGCTTGATGAGTTTACCCAAAGCGAAGCGAGACAAGATGCTACACGGTCTCGACGGTCGTTTTGAAGGTCAGTACTACGACATCTGGGACCCATCAGTTCACACAATCAATTTACGCGAGGACCCCGATGCAATCATCTGGCAACCTCATCAACCGGTTTGGTTAGGGCAGGACTGGGGCATGGGTCACGCCAACGCGATCTATTTTTTCACGAAAGCGTTGGTAAAGAAGTCCGTAGGCACCGACTATGTTTTAAAGACGGTATGTTTTAAGGAGATCGTTGTAACAGGTGGGAAGGGCTACAAAGACTTGGTGCAAATAATCAAGGCGAAGTGCAAACTTCCACTGCGCACCGAAGAGCATCCGCAGGGTGTACCGTTTGTGCCCAAAGCAATTTACTTCTCGCACGAAAAATTTAACCGCCAGATGGATGAGCACCATACGCCAGCTGACGAGTACTCACGAGAGCTGAGAAGCAATGGCCTGTGTGGCGTTATCAAGGCCACCCGAGATCGTATTGGTTCAGCGTCCTTCATCTACAACAAGTTGAAGAACGGTGAGCTGGTGATTCTCGATGAGTGCAAAGAAATCATCTTGACGTTCCCATCTTTAATGCGTGATCCAGATAACATGGATGACGTATTGAAGACTGAGGCTAAAGGTGACGACTGCTATGATGGATTCCGTTACGGTTTGTATGGAGAGCTGCGCGAGCGAAAGAAACCGGCTGTTGAGGCGGTGATCGACCGCGCCAAAGAGTTGGAGAAGACCGACCCACTCGCTGCACACTTCTACAAGATGAAGATGATGGCGCAGGTTCACAAAGCGAACGCGCCGTTCACACAACCGAAGATACCTCACTGGCAAGCTAAAATGAATGGACTACACTCATGACCGGTAAACAAATCCGTGAATTCTTTCGAGAGCTGTTTGGGTCGCGCCTTGTCGAGACGATGCAGAACAACATGAGCCTGTTGCTGGCTGAGAAGGAAGTATCCTTCAACCATCTGCAAGAGGAGATGTTGCGCATGCGTAATGACTACGAGATGCGCCTACAGGACAAAGAGGCCCAACTTGCCGACTTCAGGTCTGAGAAGGCTATGTTAGTTGGTAAGATTCACCTGTACGAGACAACCCTGCTCCCTCTGGCCTCCAGAGCCGGTGCAGACGTGGTCGCGGCAGGCAAGCCTTTACGTAAACCAAGTTTCGCGGACTTTAACATCCCACCGGTCAAGACTCGTTGGCAGCAGATTCAAGAAGAGCACGAGGCGAGCTTGCGGGATGAAGAGCAGAGCAATGCCTCTGCCGCAGGAGAATAAATGGCAGAGAAAAAGATGGACATCGACAACATCTACATACGATGTGAAGAGATCGATGGAGAATGTGGATACCGTGTTGAAGTAGGCCGCAAGGCAAAGAAGACTTTGAGTCAAAAAGCCGGATGGGTGCCAAGTTCTTATCAGGAACCGGAGAAGTTCACGGCAACTTCTAAAGAAAAACTCTTGGCAAAATTGAAGGAGATTCTGTAAATGGTTGCTGAGTATTTACAAAGCAATTAAGGAGATATTATGGCTTTTTCTACCAAGGATGGTAAAAAGAAGTTCGGATCGGCGTATGCTGCAAAACGGTATGACTCCGCCCACGATGAACCCGCGAACGAAAAAGACGCGAAAAAGAAATTCGGCAAGGTGCTCTCTGATAAAGAGGGCGACCTGAAGCACGAAATGGACGAGTCTCCTGAGACCCAGCACGAAGAGGGTGAAGACGAAATGCACCCTGTCGTAGCTGAGCACGGAGCAGCGCATCACGTCTCTATTCATCATGACCACAACAACGGTAAGCATACCGTGGTCTCTCATCACGAAGATGGACACGTGAACACCAGCGAGCACCAAGATGCAAAGACCGCTCATGAAGAGGGTGGGAAACTGGCGAACATCAGCCTGAAGAAATCAGGCGAGCAGGAAGACCAGCAGCTGGCGGCGTCTGAGGGTGGAAACTCCTCGACCCCTGACGGCTTCGAGATGCCTTCGCTCGTGTAAGGAGGCACCGTGCCATTCAAGTCAGCAAAACAGCGAGCTTGGGCATACACCGATGAGGGCACAAAAGCTCTCGGCGGCACAGACAAAGTCAAAGAGTGGGAGGACGAGACACCCTCGGACCTCCCGACTTATGCGAACGGTGAAACTACTTCCCCGGACTTGAAGAAAAAGTTCCAGTGGGCACCAGCCAAGCATCGCGCAGGTTACAAGAAGTCTGAGAGGTTGGCGTAACGAAATTCTGAAGGAGACACATGGCAGAGCCAAACGAGAACGCAGCAGAGAACGCCCCGGTCGCTGCCAATCCTCCTACCCCAGTAGCGTCAGAGAAGCCCCAAGACGCCGCACTCGGTGTATATGCACCTTTCCCGTATAGCCCAGAGCCGTTTGCCGAGTTGTCGGATAAAGCACGGCTTACCTTGTTGGGTTTGGATGACATCGCGACGAAGACGGACATCGCGGCTCGACGCTTAGAGATCGAGCAAGCATGGGAAGCAATTCATTTTGACCGAGGATACCAGCATCTACTGCGTGGCAAAAATGGCGGCTGGGTTCTCCCGGGGAACAACACAGGTTTTGGCCCACAGGCTCAGTTGGACACGTCTGCGGTTTATGCGACGAACGTCTACGGCCCCAAAGGTGATATCATTGTTGCAGCGCTATCGCGGGAAGTTCCCAAGATAGAATTCTTTCCGATGAACCCTGAGTACGCTCCAGATATCGTGGCAGAGGAAGAGGCCGAGAACTTCAAGCTCATCTGGTCGCGCAACAACAATCTCCACGCTCTACTTGTCGAGTGCGCCCGTATCTTTTGGAATGAAGACCGCGTATTGCTCTGGACGCGCTACGAGTTGGACGGTCAGAAGTATGGGTTTGAACAGAGCGGTGAAGCATTGCCGGATTCGGTGAATGTCAACATCGCTGAGCAAGAGGAAGCCGAAGAGAGTCCAGAGGAAGCCGCAGCGGAAGCTGGACTGGCCGAGCCAACAGGGCAGGATGCGCAAGCTGATGTATTGGCAGCTGGAGAATCTCCTATGTCTGAGGGTGCTGAGGCACTCTTGGAGGAAGCTGAGCAAGCTCCAGATGCAGCAATCATCAACGAGGCCGGTGGATCGCGCAAACCGCTAGGCCGCGAAGTCACTACTGCATTCGGTAAGCTGGATCACAAAGTTCCGATCAACGTCCAAGAGCGTAGTCAGATGCCTTGGGTGCAGATCATGATTGATGTGGATGTTGCGATAGCGCGTGCAACGTTCCCTTGGATCGCAGATAAAATCAAAGTTGGTTCTGATGGTACGTCGGAATCACAGCTCGACCGCATTGCACGTGAAAATGTGCGCCAGTCGATTCTGGGTGCGTACGTTACCGGTGATTCACTCAACCGGCGCACTACTTTAAAGTACACGTGGTTCCGTCCGTCATTCTTCCTTGATGAATCCGTGGAAGATGACGTTAAAACGGAATTACTTGATAACTTTCCAAATGGGTGCTTGTTAGCACGAGCTGGACGCGAGTTTGCGTTCGCTCGGAATGAGAGCCTCGACGCTCACATTGCTATTGCTCATCCAACTTCCGGTAAAGGTCAAAACCGCAAAGCCATGGGTTCCGCGCTCATCTCCGTGCAGAAGCGGATCAATGACTGGGTTGACTTGATGGATGACTTCTTCAAACGAACGATTCCAAAGAAGTGGATGAACGCTGACGCTTTCGACATGGAGGCGATCAGAACTCAGCCTAATACTCCCGGAAGTATCGCACCGTTTTTACCGCAGCCGGGGCTGACTACACCTGATCAATACATCATGGTGGAGCCGACACCGCAACCGCAGGCTGCATTACCCGACTTCATCAAGTGGTTTATCACCAGCTTGTCTGAAGAAATCTCGGGAGCGCTCCCGTCATTATTTGGCGCACCGACCAACACTGAAACAGTTGGCGGTATTCAAATACAACGCGACCAAGCGCTGCAGCGAGTCGGGTGCCCATGGAACAACATACAGGACCTCTTTGCCGAGGCCGCGCTACAAGCTGTTAATTGTGCTAAGGCCTGCCGCGAAGGGAAGAAAATCTCGCAGAACATTCCCGGGAGTGGAAACATTGTCGTTAACACTGCAAATCTTGCAGGTAACGTACTTTGCTACCCCGAGAGCAACCCTGCATTCCCTGAGTCATGGGCTCAAAAAGAACAGAAGTTGATTGACCTGATTAACATCAGCTCACAGGTACCGGCGCTGGGTGAATGGCTGTACTCACCGACGAATCTACCTGTGCTTGCGGATGGGATCAGGATGAAGGCGTTTAAAGTTCCGGGAGCTTCATCGGTGACGAAGCAGCGTGCTGAATTTGAGTACTTGCTGCGTGGTGCGCCGGTAGATAATCCTCAGTTCCTCATGCTGAAGAACCAGTTAGCAGAGGGAATGGAGCAGCTCAAAGCAAACAATGTTCCGGGACAGCCTATTGATCCTCAGGTTCAAGCCACGATGGAAAAAGGTGCGCAACTGTTAAAGACGTTGCCGCCTAAGACCAGCTCTGTGCCAGTCGCGCAGGACGAGTCCGAATTGCACGCTGTCGAAGCTGACACGTGTTTCCAGTGGATGAACAGTTCAGAGGGAATCAAATTCAAGAACGGCGATGAGAAGCAAAAGGCCGCATTCGAGAACGTACATCTGCATTGGCAAGAGCACACTGCGATGGCGAAGAAGATTGCCGCAGCCAATGCGCCTCCTCAGAAGCCGCCATCAGAGAGCTTGAGCGTGTCGGTTGACAAAATGCCAACCAACGTCGCAATTCAGGCACTTGGTAAGATGGGTATTCAAGCAACACCCGAAGATTTCGCGCAGAAGGCGAAGGAAGACTTGCAGAGCAAGGTTGCAAGCAAATCCATCCCTGATGTCCTGCGAAGTACAGGGGAAGAGAAAGCACCTCCGAAGGAAAGCTTCGGGAGTGCGAGCAAGGCACCAACGGCAGGGGCTCAGTAAGGCCCCTGCTCGTGACTCAGTGACTCAGGAATAGACTCAAGGAGAGATATGGCATCAGACGTTCTCGATTTCGCAGGGCTGGAATCTGCAGCAGCTGCAAGTGACTCAGGCGCAGACCAGATTGACTCAGGCGCGGAACAGATCGAAGAGACCCCAGTAGAGGGCGCAGAAGGCGCTTCTGAAGCTGGTGGTGAAGCAGACAAAGAAGGCGAAGGACAGCCTGAAGGTGGTAAAGAAGGCGAAGAGCAATCCGGCGAGAAGAAAGAAGGAGCCGCGAAAGACGAGAAGCTCCCCGGAAACAAGAACACTCCGCAAAACATCCGTAAGACCCTGAAGGCAATTCAGGATGCAGACCCAGCGAATAAAGAGGCCGTGAAAACTCTGCACGGCGCGTATGAACGTTGGAACGCGGCACAGCAGATTTTCCCCAAGGGCATTCAGGAAATGAAGGATGTCAAAGCCTTGGTGGACCTGATTGGTGGGCAAGAAGGATTCGAAACCCTGCAAGCCCAGAAGGCCGCAATCGAGGCGATTGATCAGAAGGTCTACAACAGCGATCCTACGCTGGTGGATGACATCATCAACGACCTGAAGGAAGCCAATAAGCTGGAAGCGTTCCCGAAGTTGGCGATGAATTTCCTGAACCGTCTGCAAAAGGACAATTCGGAAGCTTACTACGACCAGATGATCCCGCATTTCGTGGGATTGCTGGAAGAAGTGAACATTCCGGGTGTGTTCGCAGGGTTGGTGAATGTACTCTCTGGGATCAAGGCTGATTCGAAGCCTGAGGACATCACAGCCGCTGTAACGCGTGCGTTGGGAATTGCCAGCAAGGCTGACACGTGGGCAAAGAACATGCAGTCTCAGAATAAGAAAGCAAAAGAGACTGAGGTCAGCCCCGAGCAGAAGAAGTTTGAGGAAGAGCGCAAGAAGTTCGAAGCTGAGAAGAACCAGTTCAAGACCAATCAGACCGAGACATTCAAGAAGGATGTTGCAACCTCCACCGGTAAAGTGGACAGCACCGAACTCGGTAAGGCCCTCGGGCCGTTCTTGAAGATGCCGTTCTTCAAAGGGTTCACTCGTGAGAACTTGTCTCCTTTGGCTAGTACGATTCAGAGTAATCTGCTGAGCGAGCTGAAGAACGACAAGATTTATCAGGCGCAGATGAAAGCTTTGTGGGGAGCAAAGGAACCTGCAAAGGACAAGATCGTCGCCTACCACGAGAGCAAAGTAAGAGACATTGCTCAACGCATCGTCCGTTCCACGGTCGAGCGTATGTACCCGGGATATGCGAAGGGTAGCGCGGCCACTGGACGCGTAGCAGCACAAGCAGAGAAGAAGGCCGCTACTCAGAAGTCCGAGCAGCAGTCAGTGCAGTCAGGCAAGCCGATCTTCGTGCCCACCAAGCCGAAAGACTTGGTACGGAACACGGATGTGATCATCGGCAACAAGACCTACAAAGCAAGTGACCTCACTACACTGGAGATCACCGGTAAAGGTTTTGTGAAGTCGGCTGATGGTAAATCTTTCAAGCTTGTGACTTGGAGAAAATAAAGGAGCAGATGTTGCTCCTTAGCATTCTGTAGAGCGTGGGACGAATGGTTAGCCCAGCGCGGGATGCTAAGGAGCCACATGGCTTATAACTAACGTGATCGAAGAGTAGCGGAGAGGTGGCGTGAACACCATAAACATGACCGCGAAATCGAGAGCGAGGAAATGACTCAGCACGAAGAGCGAATCTCCCCTTAGAGAGATAGCGTCTATCTTGTAGTACTTTGAGGTTTTGATTTATGGCACTTTTAGAAGCCGCAGTAGAGGCGGTAGAACTTGATGCGTTTGCTAAGGAAATTCCTGATTTGGTTTTCCACGGCACCACAGGCTACAGCTTGTTTAAAAATGAAGCGACGAAGGTCCCCGTTTCGAACCAGTCTAACGCTGGTGGAACGCAGCGTCCTTCGTTCCGTGTACCGTTCCGCGTACAGGCTGGTTCCGCAATTGCACAGGGAACTGGTAACGCTGACGCGATGGGACGTGGTACGGGTTCGCAGTGGGCATCCTTTGCTCTGGCACCGATTTATCTCTTCAACGTTTGCGAAATCAGCTGGCTGGCTCAGGCCTCCACTGACAGCAAGTCGAAGGGCCTCTTCGCGGTAAAAGCCCAAGAGATGAAGAACTCCTTGGATGCCGCTATGCAGGGCATCGAAGGTCTGATCAACGGCGACGGTTCCGGTATGATCGACCAGATTCCTTCGACTGCAACCGTTAACAACAACACTGGTACTGGTGCTCAGACTTCGAGCATCGTCGGCCTGAACGTTGCAGTGGCGTTCACCGATCAGCAGGTTGTGTCTGTGTACAGCGCTGCCGGTGCGCTGCGTGGGACCGCTACGATTTCTTACAGCGATGGTCCTAGCAACACTCTGTATTTCTCCACCGCACTTCCCGGTGGAACGACCACAACGGACTTCCTCGTTGTGAGCGGAGCAACGTACGGCTCTGGAAACTCCTTGCTCGGTATCCGCGCATGGGACGTTAACAGCAACACCGGTATCATCGGTGGTCTGAACCGTGCGAACTTCCCGGGTCGGCTGAGCACCCCTACCATTAACTTGGCCGGTGCAGCCCTTACTCCGGGATTGGCGAACCGTGCAGAGGTCCTGTTGGGCCGAGCACTCGGTCCCGATGCTGACTCGATCAAGAGCGGTATTTGGTATGGACCACCTGAGCAGGCATACGCGCAGTCGAACTTGATGTACAACGTTCAGATTGCGAACGCTCAGGATATCAAGGGTGACAAGACCCTCGATATGGCGAAGAAATTCTTCGCAGATACGTTTGGTGGACGCAAGTACCACAAGAGCTGGACTGCCCAGCCCAACCGTATCGACCTTCTGGTTATGGATAATTGGTACATTGGGGAATTGAGCCCTCTGGAACTCTATGATTTCGGTGGAGGCAATGTGGTGGCACCTGTGCCGGATGTGAATAGCTCAACCCCCAGCAACGCCAGCTACCTCACCTCGCATATGTTCGCGTACAACACTTGTTTTAACCTCTGTGGAAATCGCAGCTCTAAGTAGAAATGCTTAGATGAATAACTCAGTTAATTCAGGGAATCTCCAAATTAAATTTGGACAATCCTGAGCCAAGCCTCTTTTAGAGGAAGGTGCAACGACTATTCCGAAAGGAAGTAGGTCTCAAGTGAGATCGAAATGCTGAGTACCTGAAAAGGTAATGATATAGTCTGAGCCTTTGAGTAATCAAAGGAGATTAAGTGGAAACGACTTAATCGTAACACAACCGAATGCAGCTCCGCGAGCTGGTCTGTTCGTCCAGAACGCCGCTGTCCCAACGATTTAAGCAAGTGTACAGCAATTTTGAACTGATTGAGACTGATCACCTCTTGAGGTTCCGTGCTATAATAGAGACTGATCACCTCTGTTATATCCACGTTAAAGTTGTGAGTTTCCAGCCTCATGAACTGGAAACCGTAATAGGGAGGGGAGCCTTTCACTCCCCTCTTCACTTTCTTGAAGGGAGAAAGATGGGAAACCCAAAAGGTAATCCAAAACCACAATACGAAGGAATGATTCCAGAGCAAAGAAAATCAGCATACTGGAAAAACTCCTATGAGAAACATAAAGTCAAGAGGCAAGCCGAAGGCCGAGTACAAGCTAAGAAGTACCGAACAGAAAACAGAGAAATAGTTTTAGAGAAAAAACTGGATCAGTGGTTACGAGACAATTTCAAGAGAACGTCTGAGTGGTATGTTGAGACTTTGCTAGGGCAAAATGGCCATTGTGCTTTGTGTGACCGTGTGCCTACAACGAGACGTTTTCAGGTAGACCACGATCACGACTGCTGCCCAACGGATAAATCTCACAGAAAAACATGTGGTAAATGTATACGCGGTCTACTATGTGAGCCCTGCAACACAGATTTAGGAAGATTAGAACGTACTCTCAAGGATGCCTTCTTCATAATCAAGCTCGGCAAGGAAGACTCGTGGACTGCCAAGGCACTCCGCTACTTGGCTAAGTGGAAGACTCAAGAGATTCAAACGTGCACTCGGGTAGAACCCCATGTGTGCACAGTAAATGGGCCATGCAACGGCTGGCCAAGGACTCAGCAATGAATATTATGGAACTCTCAGACTTCATAGAGCAGTTAAAGGACTTTGCTAAAGAACATGGAGCTGAGATCAAGACAGACAAGAACGGTGTAGCACTGTGGCCGACTTACGATAACCAAACCGGAGGTATAGGAGAATGGTTTTGTCTGTACATTAAACCAGTGAAGACTCAGGAGGACTCAGAATGTCGCTAGAAACAGCGATCAAGAAGTTGTACGAAGAAGTAGCGTGGAAAGAGGCCGAGCTTGCGAAGCTGAACAACCGAATCAAGGTTGTCAAAGATGATATCGTGAAACTCAAAGAGCGAGCCGAGCATCTCCAAAAGATTTTGACAGAAACAAAAGATTAGCAACACGGTGCCCCGAAGCACGGGTTGCTATTAAACCTCCTCAGGGACGGTCTTCGGGCTCGTCCCTGACCCGAGGTAAGATGACTCAGTACGTACCGATTGTGATGTTGGTTTTGTTTTTAGTTGCACTGCAACTCGTAAGAAAATGACTCAGGAGACTCATGAATAACGGTGGAGATGTTCTGGCACGTGGCGCGAAGAGCGCTCAGTTTGCTGGTGGAGCGGCAACAATTTCTCAGTTCGAAGATGACCTGATTTTCCGGCCCGAGATCGTAGGTGTGAAGTATGGCCTCTCTCAGGTTGAGATCGACCAGTTTCAGGAGAAGCGCAATAACGGCGAGAAGCTTCCTGAGCTAATGACTGTAGCTGAGCGAGAAGAGCTTAGCACCTTGAATTTGAAAGTCGTGGATAAGCGCCCCAACTTCTTGGAGGCCTCGCATCCGCTTGCTGAGTCCGCACATACTGCGGCGCAGGTTAAGAAGTACCCAGAGCCCGAGTATGAAGTGGGGAAACCGATTCTAGATCGCGTCGTTATTATGCGAATCCCGGATGACCCAAACCTAGAAATTCTTGAAGACGGCAGCGCTCGCGATAAGCGCACAGGGTTTATCATCCCGCCACGGTACCGCCAGCATTCGAACACAGGCATCGTGATCGCCATCGGAGACTTCGTAGTCATGGGTGGTGTGAAGACCCCACTGAACACGATTGTGAACCCGGGTGACAAGGTAACCTACGGAGATTACAACTCAGAAATCTTCCACGCATCGGCTGCAAAAGTCGAGGCAATGTGTGATGCTGCACAGGTGAACTATAACCCCGACCCCGAAGCGATTCGAGTCGTGCGCGTTCAGGATATTCGCCTTGTTGAACGTCCTAAGGTTTCCAAAGGGGACAACTAATGAGTCTGATCACTGAACCAAATGGGCTCATTGAGCAGCCTCATGATCCGTTTTGGGATGGACCGGCCACACGTAGAGAACTGCAACGGTTTGCGGATATCTTTTCTCAGAACGATGAACTGCTCACTATGCGAGCAGATACCGGTCACATCGTAATCAACCTCATTTGCGAGAAGCTGGGCATCACCAAAGCCGAGCTTGAAAGCTACGTTACACGCAAGAGGGCTGAGATGAAGGCGGGGACCCAATCGAATGGACCCAACAAGTAGTTATCAGCAGTATGAGTGTCCTCAGGAGTTCCAAGATCGACTCAATGAAGTTGGAGGATTCAATCGGTACGACGAGCCCAACTTCAAGATAGTTTGGTCGCAGGGTGGATGCCCTGAAGCCTACTTCAGAGCCGGTGGAGTATGGGAGGTCCCGGGTCAGCCGACACGAAAAGGCTACCGTGATCTCTTGGTCGGTGGTGGAACACCTTCGTGGTGCCTCCTGCAGTGGCAGGACGCAATCGAGTATGGCACACCTGAGCTGTATTACATGCAGAACTTTGACGAGTCAACAGGTCTGCAACTGCTCGGTGAATATCCTTACTCTGGACGCTACCGCGTACTCTACAATCTGCGGTGGATGGAGCGAGGCAAGGACGGTTTAAGATTTGAGGCAATGCCTTTGAATGCCTACTTGATTGACACCATTGTGCCGATCATTATGCAGGCGAAGGAGATTAGTTGGGAGAAGACGAAAGCGGTCTTGGCCGATCTCAAAGCACGTGAAGAGAAGGCTCAGTTAGCCAAGATTGAGGATGCAATGCTTTCGAGTGCCTTACCCTTCAAAGGGGCTCCCGTATCTTATTCGAGACAGGGCTGCAGAACAGCGCTGGTGGATAAGAAGATTGAAGCAATGCAGCGAAACTGGAACAAAATCATGACTCGGGCTTCAGGGCTCGCTGGTAGTAAAGGAAGAGGACTACTACAACGCTAGTCCAGACTCAGAGAAGACTCAAGGAGATTTAATTCATGGAAGCAACAATGTCGTCGCCCGTAACTCGCCCCGATCTCAGCGGTGGAATGAGCAGGGCAAACAACGTTGATTTTCAGTTTACGACTCAGAATTATCTGTACAATCGCGAACCGGAATACTACGTTTACCTTTACAATGTGTCTGAGCACACGTACGAGTTCTCTCGTCCCCCGCTCATTCGCAAGGCAGTCATCGTAGGTCGTCAGCCGGGACATAACTCGAAGGTTGTGCTCGCTGCGCGATTGCCCCAGCCGCTGCTTGTTCCAAAAGGCAATGTTGACTCTAACGAGATTGACATCGTTCCTCAGGATGCGCGGCGATTTGCAATGGACATCATCAACCCGGACAACCTTGGATTGAACCAAGACGCAGTGATCCAGAACGCCACCAGCATCGGAAACAACCTTGGTGCAAAGGGCGTGTTCTGGAGCCTAAATGGTCCCGGCGCAACAAAAAATAAAGAGCAGCTGAAGCGTCTCTACAACATCGAAGTTGCCGAGGAGCCCACGCAGAAAGAGATCAGTGATGCAGTAGCGCGTATGGAAAAATACTACCGCTATCTGCTCAACCAAGCAAAGACGGTAGAAGCTTCGAGTCCGAAAGATTTACCTGACACTATCACGCCGGAACACCACGTTGCGGCAGAATACTTCGGTGAAGAGTACAGCTGGCATGGAAAGCGTGCACGTACGGACTTCTGTCCGAACTGCGGCGAGCGCATCAAGGCGAACTCCGCGTTCCACAAGACGGAAGAGGGTACGCTGTGCATCATCGATTGGCACCGCGCCGTCAAAGCCGGTGTGCGTACTCGTGCGCAGGCCTTCGAAGCAACTGAAGACCCAAAGTTCGCTCCTCTTGGTGAGGAGTAACAAGCTTGGGAGATGAAAACAGCACGGATGAGTAGAGGTTCTGAGTCCCTCGAAAACCTGCTGTCTAGTCTCCCATGTCAAATTAGCCCTGACCGTGGAAATAATCCGGTCAGGGCGCTATTTCTGTTTATAGGAGTGTTGATGAGAGACAGAAAAGAGCACGACGCCCTATACCGACAGAGGCACAAAGAGCAAACAAAGAGAGCTGTGCTAAAGTGGCGAGAGGAAAACCCCGACAAGTACAAAGAGTACCAAGCAGAGTATAGATTGAAGAATAAGGAAAAAGAACGAGCAAGGAAAACTGAATGGGCACGAAACAACCCAGATAAGGTTGCGGCAAAACATGCTCGTAGGCGTACAAGAAAAACTAAAGCTGGAGGATTTTTCACAGCGAATGAATGGTTTTTGCTTTGCTTTGCAGTTGGGTTTAGGTGTCTGTGTTGTGGTGAGAGAAAGCTCTTAACTCCTGACCACGTGGTCCCTGTAGTTTTGGGAGGGACGAGTTGGCTGTATAATATTCAGCCCTTGTGTCTTTCTTGCAATGATAAGAAAGGTATCAAGATTATAGACTACAGAGAACAGGAGCAACAATGTCGTCCCCTACAATCAACGTAACACAGGTATCTAGCGACACCTCGCTTACGAATATCATGAACTTGGTACGCGCTCTGGTGAACGATTCCCAAGCGGGTGCCACAGGAACACCCGGGGAAGGGCAGATCATCACGGACAACTCAACGATCTCGCCGTTCACTCTACCATTCTTGAACAGCGCCATTCGGGACATGTATAGAGAGCTGCGCCTTGTGGGCCAGCCGACCTTGATCAAAGACAATGTGATCATCAGCAACCTTCCCACGATCAATGGCGCAAACGGTCAAGGGTTCCCTGACCCAGCAGCGCAGCAGTACCTTGGGTTCTCTGGGTTCTACGATGGATCGCAGATGCATTCGAACCTGCTTCTGCCGGGGGACATGATTGTTCCCGAACGCTTGTGGGAGAGACAGACCGGCACGAACAACCCGTTCGTACCGATGATACAGCCGCAGTTCGGCCTGCCGTCGATTTATCAGCAGCCACGCCTTGTGTACTGGGAGTGGCGCAATGACAACATCAACTTCCTAGGTGCGACGGTCAACAACGACATCCGCATCCGCTACTACTGCCAGCTCCCGACGTTCTACGGCTCTAACATCGATTTCGACTCTACGTACGTGCCTGTGATTGACTGTGCAGATGCCGTGGCGTACAAGATCGCTGTCAAGTACGCGAAGTCCCTCGGCGCACCCGCTGCAGCTGACTTGCAGAACGACGCTCGCGATGAAATGTTCAAACTGAAGTCACAGCACGTGAAGAGAATGCAGAGCATTAACTTTGACCGCGTACCGTACGGAAACTACGGTCCAAGCGGAGATTCTCTTATGAATGGGAGTTACATTGGATGGCAGTGATCAAACTGTGTAGACGAAAACACGAACTTAAAGGAAGAAGCCGACAAGTGTGATTTAGTTTGTGCTAATTGTCACGCGATCAGAACTTTTGATAATGAGAAAGTTGCACACAAAATACGTCGTGGACAAAACGAAAGAACAGCTAGACGGCTCGATGTTCCGGTGGCTTTGGTTTCAAAAATAAAGAAAGCAAAAGCAGAAAAGGCGGGACAATAATGGCGACCTATTACCGATACGATGGATGGGCCAGAACAACTCTCGGCCCTGCGATCTCTGGCGCACAGATTTACGTTTGCAGCCAACCTACCACGGATATCGTGGACATTCCGCCTGCGCCCCTTGCGTCGATCTATTCGGATAATGCTGGGGCTCACCCAATCACACAACCGGTGGTAACAGACGGTTTTGGGCACTTCTATTTTTATGCGCTCCAAGGCTTCTACACCGTAGTCATAGTGAATGCAGGACAAATTCAACTCGTGCTCCCTGATCAAGCTCTAGGGCACTCGTAAGGACTCAGCATGCACCCTACCACGTACACCTCAAGCTCTATAGGACCTTGTCCAGATTTGAAGTACAACTTCTTCGACAGACCTGAGCCGGTGTCCATCACTTGGGATGATGGTTTTAATTTCTCAGACCGCACTTGGTTCAAGGTGTTCCACCAGTGCGAGCCACCTGAGGTGATAGATATCATCGACAAGCTGATACAGAACCACAAGTTTTACGATTTGATTTTAGCTTGGGATGACAGGGTGCTTGCTCAGTGTTCTAACGCAGTGTTTCTTACTGAGTCTGCTTGTAGTTGGATGGACCGAAAGAGCGGGAAGCTCTCCCCGGCACCTCTTGGGCAGATGAGAGTGGAGGGGTACGATACACCACAAAGCAATGTGGTGGTGGCGAACTACACACCCTTTGATGGTCCTAAGAACTTTGCGGCCTCTTTCATCACAAGCTCAAAGAGTATGTTTCCCGGCCACAAACTCAGGCAAGAAATCTACAGCCTTCTCCCAGAGAGGATTGGTCAGCTTAACATCAGGAAGCACAAGTCTCCTCCGTGGCTGAGTGATAAGCGAGAGCTGTTGGAGACCTTTCAGTTCCACGTCGTGTGCGAGAACTCGAAGCACAACGGATACTACTCCGAAAAGATAGTGGACTGCTTCATAGCGAAGACGGTGCCTATCTACTGGGGCTGTCCCAACATCGGTAAGCATTTTGACTCGGACGGAATCATTGCCTTCGAGACGGCAGAAGAGGCGATACGCATACTGGAGACCTTAACTGCTGAGGACTACACCAAGAGGTTACCTGTTATCGAGAGAAATTTCCACATGGCCCTGAAGGGCGTTCACCAGTGGGACCTCATTGAGCAGGCCATCTCTAACGGAATAGCCAGCAAGTTGAAAAACGGAACAATCACTACGGTAGAGCCTCCGATGGTCGAGCAGTTTACCTTGACAAGCCCACGGAGAATGCTAAGGCGAAAATGATCAGGCTGAAGAGAAGTATATCCAAGGAAGTGACTCTTGTAGCTCTGGGAAAATACCCAATAATCTTCAACGACTTTGTCAACAACGTTACCCTGTTCGCCCCTGATCACAAAAAGGTCTTAGTAAGGGATCAGTTTCACATTGCCTGTCCAAGGGATTGGGTTCTGGTACAAGGCCCTGAGCAATTCAGTATGGCAGGGAACGCGAACTTGGGGTGGAAGGCCGTTGACCCTACGCATGATATCTTTTACATCGGTGACGACTGTCGTCTCTTAGACTTCGGCACCATCGAGAAACTACGGCAAGTGGCCTACTCAGACGCATCGATTGGCATGGTTTCCCCGAAGATCATCGGAGGGGCCAACAACCCTCTACAGACTAACCCTCCCATGGACAGAGAGGTTGTCTACACGGATCAGCACCTTGCGTTGGTGTGCACATACATCAAGAGAGAGCTGATAAACGCCATCGGATACCTAGATGACGTAACGTTCGTGGGGTATGGGTACGATGACGTAGACTATTCCTACCGAGCGAAGAAGGCAGGCTTCAAGTTGGCGATTGCTCCGCAGGTATCTGTACAGCACGGAGTAAGAAAAATGGACAACGGTGAAACCCGAAAGGGAACCGAGACCTTCATCATCAACCACGACGGCGAGTACGACCCTATCCAAGCCCAGTGCGAAGCCAACGAGAGAGCGTTTAAGAAGAAATGGGGCATAAGTTAGGAGACTCAGATGAAGAAAGCCCTCATCACAGGCATTACAGGGCAGGACGGATCGTACCTCGCTGAGCTGCTTCTTGAGAAGGGCTACGAAGTGTGTGGCATCCTTCGACGGTCTAGCAGCTTCAACACCGGCAGGATCGATCACATCTTCAAGAGGCTGCACTTGGTGTACGGGGACCTGACAGACGGAAGCTCCGTCAACAAAATCCTGAGGGACATCAAGCCGGATGAGATATACAACATCGGAGCGCAGAGCCACGTTAGGGTGTCGTTCGACATCCCAGAGTACACGGCTGACGTTGACGCGGTGGGAACGCTGCGTATCTTGGAGGCAATCCGAGAAAACGGCCTAAACACTAGATTCTACCAAGCCAGTACGTCAGAGCTTTACGGTAAAGTTCAAGAGGTTCCGCAGAGGGAGACCACACCATTCTACCCTCGCAGCCCTTACGGCATCGCAAAGCTGTTCGCGTACTGGATGACGGTGAACTACAGGGAGAGCTATGGGATGTACGCCTGCAACGGAATCCTCTTCAACCACGAAAGTCCACGAAGAGGTGAGACTTTTGTTACAAGAAAGATTACAAGAGCTGCGGCGAGAATTAAGCTCGGCCTTCAGGACCGACTTCTGCTCGGCAACCTAGACGCAAAGCGAGATTGGGGCTACGCCAAGGACTACGTAGAGGCCATGTGGTTGATGCTGCAGCAGGAGAAGCCGGAAGACTTTGTGATTGCCTCGGGAGAGACCCACACAATTCGCGAGCTTCTCGATGTAGCGTTTGGTCACCTCGATCTAGAATGGCAGAAGTACGTTGGAATTGACCCGATTTACTACCGACCGTCTGAGGTGGACATCCTTTTAGGAGACCCATCTAAAGCAAAACGCATTCTAGGGTGGCAACCTAAGACATCCTTCAAAGAACTTATCACTATGATGGTAGATAATGACCTGAAAGAGGCTCAGAGTGGACATAGCAGGTAGCGTAGTGCTGGTGACTGGAGGCCAAGGCTTCCTCGGAAAGCACGTGGTGGAGGCACTGAGGGCTAAAAAGGCTGCGCACATCGTCGTTCCCAGCCATAAGAGCATTGACCTGCGCGAACGCAAGTCTGTTCGCTGGGTATTGGACAAGGTTAGGCCAGATTTAGTCATCCATCTCGCTGCAGTTTGCGGCGGAATCGGTGCCAACCGGGAAAATCCCGGGAAGTTTTTCTACGACAACATCAAAATGGGCATCGAACTGATCGATGAGGCCTGCCAACAGGGCGTCGCCAAGTTCGTTCAGGTCGGGACCGTGTGCGCGTACCCAAAGTTTACGCCCACACCCTTCAAGGAAGAGGATTTGTGGAACGGATACCCCGAGGAAACCAACGCTCCCTATGGCATAGCGAAGAAATCCCTGTTGGTAATGGCTCAGGCGTACCGTCAGCAATACGGAATGAACGCAATCTACCTCGTACCGGTGAACTTATACGGTCCCGGAGACAACTTTGACCCCAAGTCGTCCCATGTGATCCCGGCGCTCATCAAGAAGTGCCTAGAGGCGAAGAAGTTGAATCTTCCCAACGTGGAAATTTGGGGAACAGGGTCAGCTTTTCGAGAGTTTTTGTACGTACGTGACTGCGCGGAAGGCGTTTTACTCGCCGCAGAGCGCTACGACGGCGCAGAACCGGTCAACTTGGGCACCGGCTCAGAGATTTCAATCAAGGCGCTAGTGGAATTGATCGCAAACGAGACCGAATACTACGGAGACATCGTTTGGGACGCAGAAAAACCAGATGGGCAACCTCGACGGCGTCTGGATACTTCAAGAGCCGAGAAGCTTTTTGGATTCACGGCGCAGACAGGACTTGTAGATGGCATCCGAGAGACAATTGCGTGGTACCGTAGACAAATATAAGATTCTGATCGCCATCAGCGGTTGTGAATCTTACGAGCGAAGTGGTTTTCAGCAACCGATGCGAGAAACTTGGCTTAAGGATGCCGTGGCGCTCGGTATGGACTACAAATTCTTCCATGGTAAAGGTGGAACACCCAAGGAAGATGTTGTGGTGGTCGATTGTGACGACGCCTACTTCGACTTAACGTCGAAACTGAAGGAAAAATGCAAGTGGGCGCTAGATAATGGCTATGACTTCATGTTTTCCTGCTTCCCTGACACGTACGCCAACGCAGAGCGCTTGCTGCAGTGTGGATTTGACTCATTTGACTACTTCGGTGACCTTCTTTATCACCCGAACGGCGACTACTGCCAAGGCGGTGCTGGTTACTTCCTCAGCAGGCGTGCTTTTGAGTACGCTGCGAAGCATCCGAGCAACTATCCGAACGACGACTGTTGGCTTGGTGACCGCATGAGAGAAAACACCGCTCTGAAGAGAGGTGACTCACGGTACTTTGTGCACGCCGGGGCTTCTCCACTGGCCGGTCCACTGAAAAACAACTTGGTAGTCTCTTGTCACCTGTCTCCATACGAGCCAAACGGTTATCAGCCTGAGCAGATGTACCGGAAACACGAACTTTGGCGTCAATCGGTAGGTGAAAGTACCCCGGTTCCTCGCCCAGCTGTCGCGCCAACACTTTTGGACACGGTCTTCACAGAAAGAACGTTCCAAACCCCAGAAACCCCCGTCGCACCACGACGTTTAGTGAGGCAGTTGAGATAATGCGAGTGCTAATGGGTATTCCGGCCTTTCGTTTGTCGGACTTGGTGAAAAGAAGCATAGATTCGACCATTGGAACCCCTGCTGATGTCTTGGTAATCGATAACGGGTCCGACCCTAGCGTAAAAGCGACCTTGATGCAGTACAATACGTCCCCGTCGCTCAGACTGGCAGCGAACGCTCCTGAACGAAAGAACGCAGTGCACGAGAAGCAGGTTAAACTCATCGTCAACCAGAAAAACACGTTCTGCAACGGCGCATGGAATCAGATATTGGATTATGGACTCAAAAACGGTTACGACTTGATCGCACTGAACACAGACGTTGCCTTGCACGGTGGTTGGTACGACATTCTCTTGCACCGAGCAGCGAACTATGAGAAAGAAGTGTGGCTTCCTACGATTGGACCTTTTTCTGCAACACAGGATTCTCGATTCGGCTCAATTGTAGAAAACATCGCTGGATCATGCATATTCTTGACCAAGGAAGCTGCCGAGATCGTGTACCCTATACCTGAGCAGCTGCGGCAATGGTTTGGTGATGAGTACATGTTCACTAAGCTCAGGAAATGTGGATGGAACACGGTTGTGTTGAGAGATTTGACCGGGGACCACCAGTGGACGCGTGTAACTGAAGCTACGCCTGAGGCATACACGCAAATTGAGCAAGACAAGATAGAGTGGGAAAAAATAAAACGATAATTGATGTGTTCTCGTTCAATGACTGTTGTTTTCAAACAAAGGAGAAATAAATGGAAAAATATGCATTAGGTGGAGGTTTTAGTTTGCCAGCAGATGGAACCCATGTGGTAATTAATACTATCACTTTGAGTCCGGGAACTTACAGGATATCAGCTGGAGCCTATGCCGATCCAACAAATACATATACCATCTCTGGGTACGATGCCATTGTGTTTCCAGTTTTCGTACCGCATTTCAACCTTACTTCTCGGTATGGCGGGGAGAATTATGACATTCTGGACTTGGGAATCTTTTTGATTACATCTCCGGGGGCCATACAGTTACAAGCATATAACGAACACGGAGTTGCTTCTGGTGGGTCAACATCTATGCTTGTAGCTTCTCCTGTGAAGCTATGAAAATACTAGTAACAGGCGGTGCCGGATTTATAGGCCACCACCTTGTCGGGCATTTACTACTGCAGGGCCATACACCTGTAGTAGTAGACAATCTAAGTACAGGAAAAAAAGAAAACCTTTTTTCTGATGTAGAATTTCATCTCTTAGATTGTCGAGATAAAAATGCTATGAAAAAGGCATCTCTTGGGTGTGAGTTTGTGTATCACCTTGCTTCTACTGTTGGAGTAGAAAAGGTACTGAATAATCCCAAGGAATGCATTGAAAATATTATAGAATCTACCCATTCGGTTTTGAGTTTAGGAATACCGGGAATGGATTTTTCTACTTCTGAAGTGTATGGAAAAAACACCAGCATTCTTTCAGAGGAAAATGATTTGATATACTCTAGTAAAGCTAGATGGTCTTATGCTACTTCGAAGTTGATAGGAGAATGGCTTGCTAAGTCTGCTGGATGGAAAACCGTTAGGCTGTTTAACATAGTTGGCCCTAGGCAAATTCTTGGGTATGTATTTTCAAACTTTGTAAACAGAGCAATAAACAATGAGCCCTTGAGAGTGTATGGTACAGGAGAACAGATTAGAACCTTTACCGACGTGAGAGATGCAGTAGTTATTTTTGATTTACTGCGTACACCTATATTCGATGTGGTTAATGTGGGTGGAGTGCATACTGTTTCCATACTAGCTTTTGCAGAAAAGGTGAAGACCACACTGAACTCCTCTTCTTCGATTGTTACTGTGCCATATAAAAAAGCATACTCTAAAGAGTTTGAGGGTGTTTTTGAAGATTGTTTTTCAAGGGTTCCAGACTTAACAAAGTTGCATAATCTAGTGGGAAAGTATGAGTATATTCCTTTAGAAAAAACAATTAAGGACACTGCAGATGATCATAGACTCATTTATGTTTCATGATGAACTGGACTTGTTAGAGTTACGACTAGGACAGCTCGATGAAGTAGTAGATTACTTTGTATTCAACGAGCTTCCTTTTACTCATTCAGGAAAGCCAAAGCCTCTTTATTATCGTGAGAATATCCACAGATTTTCGAAATGGGGTAATAAAATCATTTGTTCTGTTCCAAACCTATCCGTCATGTCGCCGTGGTCTCTCGAAGTAGCACAGAGAAAATCCTTAGAGGATTCAATCGTTGATGTTTCTAGGAGCCCAGAGGATGTACTCTCTACTTCAGATTGTGATGAGATACCTAACCCAAAAGTTCTTAAGAGTTACTCATCTAGTATGGGACTCAGGAATCTTAAACAGTTTACTTTTTGGTACAATTTCGGTCATATGTTCGACTATGGAAGCAGGTGGTCTTCCCGCGCTCGCATAGGAACTATAAAGAACATGCATGATTCTGGTGGATTAGGAAATTTTCACGGTGGACCAAAAGATGATATGGACCCAAATTTTCCGTCCATAGAAAATGCAGGATGGCATTGTTCTTATTTTTCTGATAGCATAGAGCGTATACGTAGAAAGATAAATTCTTTTGCCCACACCGATTTAGCACCTTACATCAACAACAGAACTGACAAGCAGATTGTTGAAGACATAGCTAATGGGGTAGATTTGTACCACAGAGACGGTATAAATTCAGCTCAGAAATGGGCAGAGAACGATCCTCGTCTACCTCCTTATTACTTATCTAATAGAGAGAGGTTTTCAATGTTTTCTAATGAAAAGTTTCTGTCTAAATACCAGCAACTGCTTAATGAGGCAGAAACAGGGCAGATAAGTCAAGGTCACCATCTTGTTCACAGATCATCTTCTACTCAGGCGCAGGTACCTCCCAAGGCGACTGCACCAAGACGAATACTTCGATGAAAACACTCATATGGGGCGTTGCCGAACTATCCTAGGTTTGACAACGACTACATAACGTCTCACCTGTGTATCAGCCCAGAAGTTCACACAGCAGACAAGATGTACGAAATCGAAAGACTCAGGATGGCAAAATGATTTTACCCCCATACATTCCTCAGGGTGGAAAACAGGTGTTGTACTCAGGTCCCTACTGGGATCAGGACGAGATCGAGGCCGCGACCAAGGTGTTGACCTCAGGCAGCTGGATTACCTCAGGGGAGTACGTAGTGCGGTTCCAGAACCTGTTCTCTAAGCACTTCGGAGTTAAGCACTCCCTCATGGTGAACTCTGGCAGCTCAGCAAACCTTGTGATGATCGCGGCATTGAAGAAGGTGTACAGGTGGAATGATGGGGACGAGGTGATTGTGTCACCTGTAGGGTTCCCTACGACCATAGCACCGCTTGTGCAGAACGGCTTAAGACCGGTCTTTGCTGACATTGAAACCAACACTCTTAACTTTGATTTGCGAGAGGTAGAGTCAAGGGTTTGCTCTAAGACCGTAGCTATCTTTGTGTCCCCGGTTCTTGGCAACCCTCCAGACATGGATGAGATTAAGAGCATAGCGGCCTTCAATGGTTTGACGGTCATTGGGGACAACTGCGATAGCCTAGGAAGCAAGTGGTCAGGTCAGTATTTGACCAGCAGGTATGAGGCGTGGTCCTCTTCCTTCTACCCCGCACACCACATTTGTACTGGCGAGGGTGGAATGGTAAGTTCTAACGACCAGAGCGTGGTGGACATTGCGCGTAGCATTGCGTGGTGGGGAAGAGACTGCTACTGCGTCGGCAAAGCTAACCTGCTGCCCTGTGGTTCTTGCAAGACTAGATTTTCAAAGTGGCTAGAAGATGTTGATGCGGTGGTTGACCACAAGTACGTCTTCACTAATCTCGGGTACAACCTGAAGCCGCTCGATCTGCAAGGTGCCATCGGTATCGAGCAGATGAAGAAGATTGAAGAGATCGAGAGACGGCGCAGATGGAGCTTCGAGCAGATAAAGAATCTCCTAGAACCCTTCGATATGCTCAGGGTTGCCACAGTTCTTCCGCAGGCTGACCCCTGCTGGTTCGGTGTCCCGATCATCTGCCGTACGCAGGCGGTAAAAGAGAGCCTAGTGGCTCATTTTGAAAGCAACGGTATCCAGACGAGGAGCTACTTCGCCGGGAACATTCTGTTGCACCCAGCGTATCGTCACCTTGACAGCTTTCTTAGATATCCAAACGCGAACCTTGCGTTGACTCATGTGTTCTTCCTAGGGGCCTCCCCTCACTATGACGAGTCAACAATTGATCGTATCAGTGAGGTCCTGAAAATATGGCAAATGCACTAACGGTGCTCGGAGGCAAAGGGTTTGTCGGGAGTGAGTACGTTAACCAATATTACGACGCGGCCATTGGAAACATCGCCAGTGTGAACGACAAGTATGACTACAACATCTACAGCCCAGATGTTCTCTACTTCATAAGCACGGTTCACAACTACAACGTCTACACCAATCCCGTACTGGACATCAATACCAATCTGCGCACACTCATCGGAGTACTGGACAACTGGAAGAGACGGAACGAGCACGGAGTCTTCAACTTCATCAGCTCGTGGTTCGTGTATGGCGAGCAGGACTGCCCTCATGGGGTACGAGAGGATGCATACTGTAATCCGAAAGGGTTCTACTCCATCACCAAGAGGTGCGCCGAGCAGCTTCTCGTTTCCTACTGCGATACCTTCGGGTTGAAATACCGGATATTGCGACTTGGGAACATTATAGGTCCGGGAGATCACAAGGCCTCGGCTCAAAAGAACGCATTGCAGTTCTTGGCAAACAAACTGAAAGCCAATGAGCCCATTCAAATCTATGGAGATGGGCACTTCTATCGGGATTATATCCACAAGACCGACTGTGCGAGAGCCATCGATTTGGTGCTGAACAAAGGTGAAGAGAACTCGATCTACAACATTGGCAACGGTAAGACTTGGGATTTCTTGACCATCATCAGCTTCCTCCAGCAGCAAACCAGCTCAACTTCGGACATTCAGTTTATAGAAGCGAAAGAGTTTCACAAGAAAGTTCAGATTTCTTCGTTCTACATGAACGTTGACCGGCTCAAGAACTTAGGGTTCGTACCTCAATATCTCTACGGGGAGCTATTCAAGAGCCTGCTATGAAAACACTAATTGCAGTAGTCAATGCTCGGCACCGACACGCATGGCGTGAAGCCATACGTAGTACTTGGAAGCCAATGGTTCCAGAGGACAGAGCCGATGTGTTCTTCTTCCAAGGAAGAGGCGAGACCCTTGAGCCTAAGGCCGACGAGGTCTTTCTGGATTGTGATGATTCCTACTACGGGTTGCCAAATAAAGTGCAGGAGATCATGCGCTGGTCCCTGAATACAGGGAAGTATGACTTCACCTTGAAGTGCGATGACGACGTTGTACTTGATCCGTTCGCATTCTTGGACTCAGGGTACGATAAGTACGACTTCACAGGAAGAGAGAACAGACCACCGACACCAGAGAATCCTTTCTGGGTTCCAATGGGTTTTAACTACGTGCTCTCAATGCGTGCAAAAGCTTTGGTAGCCGCTGCAGAGTTGCCACATCGGTGGAAGGGTGATAATGATGATGAGCGTTGGGTTTCTGAGGTCCTATGTAAAGGCGGTATCGGACTGCACAGCGATTCGAATTACCGGTTGCACTATGGCACACCAGACAATCGGCCTCTGCGTCCTCGGGACCCGAATGCACCAAACCGACCGCTGCGACCGTCGCCAATAGGCATTCACCCCACAGCGTTCTCATGGTGCATCTTCATGGAGGGTCTGTCAGGCAGCACGATACCCCTCGAAATTAAAATTCGAGAGTTCCATAGAGTTTTTGAATTAAGTGTGAAAGCTAAACACACCATTAAGTCGGTGTGATTTAAAACTTGTCTAGGCTCAACCTAGGCAGTATCCGGGGCGAAAGCTTAAATATCCGGGGAAAGTAAAGCAATATGGCACAGCCACAACCGGTGATTACGTACTCCAACCTGCTCACAGGCACGGACATTACGAAGTACACCATTCAGCTGTATCTTCAGATTTCTATTGGGACGGGGTACTACACAGTCGGCGGAATTGCTGCCGGTCTGCAAGCGTACGCTAGCCAGCAAGGAATCAGCGCTAATGCACAGTTCTTGTTCTCGCAGATCGCAAGCGAACTGCAGACGTTGAACAGTAACCTGTCATTGCCGACAGAGGGTGGATTCACCTACAAATACATTCCGGCAAAAGACCTGCTTCAGATTTTCGATAAGACAGGCTTGGAATTGACCGCCTCTGAACCGATTCCTCAGGGCGTCTACACCGACACAATCGTTGGTGTGTTCACGTGGAACCGTCTGTAATCTCTGGATGAGGCCCTTCGGGGCCTCGTATTTTTGCAGGACTCGGAGAAAAGGAACAATGATGGCAGGAACAAGTTTGACAGGCAATAGCGTCAACGCTGGAGATCAGATTACGATACTCGGCAACGTGACCGCAGTTTCAGGTACTGGGCCGAACGCTAGCGTTACGGTGCAGACCTTGACTGGAGAAACGATCACGGTGAAAGCGAAAGATTGCTACGCACCGCAGACTGATGGACCAGCAATTAGCAAGGCCGGTAAAGGTTTTGGAGTTGGTTCTCAGGTATCGATTTCAGCAGATGTTGTGTCGGTTTCTGGAACAGGAAAAAGTGCAGTTGTCACTGCAACTACCCATGCGTCCAGCACACCGGTTGCACCTTCGGCTGGTACGGCACACGCACCAAAGAAAAACTAAGACTCCTTCGCGGGGTGCAGTAAACAAATCCGTAGGCAGGTTGAAATCCCTGCCCCGAATTTTCTAAGGGAGAGACAATGCACAATCTTACAGGTCTTGGAACCGCCAGCCTTGACACTATGGGTGGTTTGGTGACAAACGTTGCGCCGTCCGATCTCCCTGAGGGTGCAAGCCCTCGTACTTGGGACACAGACTTCATTGTAGGCAGCGTATTCACCCGCGCCGGTCTGTCGTCCGTGTACGCATACGCAACAACATTCAATATCACGGCGGTATCGGTGAGCTATGGGGTGGCCACGTTCACATATGCAGCCAACCTTGCTACACCGACTGTAAACGAAACCTTCTTGCTGTCGGCCTTCACAGGGCTCGCGTTCCCTTTGAACGGTCAGATTATCACAGTGACCTTCGTCAATGCCGCAGCAAACCAGTTCAATGCAGTGGTCTCTGGCATCTTGAACATGTCGCAGATCGCGCAGGCAGGATTTGCGGTGTCTACGGTGGGATCGTTCGACGGTCCTAAGACGCCCACGTCCGCATCGCAGGGATCGACTGGTACGCAGTGGACGAATCCTTCCGGGATTCTAGGAAGCATCAGTTATGCGCAGGTTGTACTGCCCAGTGCGAGCGCTAAGTCTAGTGCCCTTGCTGGTCAGGCATTCGCGTACGCTATCCCGAGTACTTCTGGGATCACTGGCCTCATTACTACCTTCCAAGCATATGCATCCGTGGCGAACGTGACCTTAACCGTTCAGATGCTGAAGGCTGGTACACCGGTTGGAACACCTAAGACGCAGCTGTTGACTACTACGCCGACGATCTACTCTCTGGGCGCAAGCTCGGACCTCTGGAACGGTACGTGGGTCTCTAGTGACGTAAACAACGTCACGTGGGGAGTGCAGTTCTCGGCCTCAGGCGCGGCTGGTACAGTATTCCTGAATGATGTCGATACTATCGTCTATGTATCCCCGGCACTGACTAACTTCAATTACATCAAATCGTATATTCAGCAGGACACGCAGACATATACCCTTGCGCTCGACGCTACAGGCGATCTGTGGCGCGAGGACGTGACCAACAATCCGGGATATTTGACTCTGGTCCTATCTGGGCTGCTTCCTAATTCGTTCGCGAAGAGCACCACGATGAATGATCGAGAGTTCATCTGTTTTTCGGACCTTTTAGAGGGAACAGATCGACCGCGCATTTACGACGGTACGCAGTTCGGGCCTCTCTCACAGGTTGGTCCCGGGGCTGCACCACAGTTCAACTCCTCGGTGGGAAATAACGGACAGAACACCTTGACGCTGACGAACTTCCAGATCAGCGGAGATGTGGTCACCTTTACGTACACCGGCACAGAGCCTACGGCTGGTCAACTGTTTACGATCACAGGGGTCGCGGCACCGTACGCCTACCTGAACATCACAGCTACAATTCTCGGCACAGGACTTTCGCCCACACAGTTCCAGATGGGCATCCAACATGCCGACGTGGGTAGCACGGCTATCAGCGGTATTGCAACTCAGGCTTTCCAGTACAACATTTCAACGATTACGCAGCCGGTCTCTTTCATTCCTTATCCGACTACGAACTTTAACGGTCAGATTTTTCTGTGGAGTGCAGGGCCGGGATCAACCCAACCGGGAACAACTATCACCGCCTACTATGGCTCGACCACGAGCGGTCCCGATCCGGGATTGGTCGCGGCAGTGAACGCTGGTCTGTATCCCGTTTACGTCTATATCCAAGATGCACCGTTTGCTAATGGGACTTGGTTGGTGACCTCGGTTGGTTTTGGTAACCCTCCCGGTGAGCACCCCGGTGTGAACTATTTCACGTTCACGTACACACAGTCTGGATATCAGAAGGTTGGTGGTCCGAGTGGTGGTGGGAACACTGGAACGTACCGCATGACAGCGGCTACAGTGACCACAACAACACCAATTCCAAACGTTGCAGTGGGAGATTCACTCCAGATTTTCGGAGCATCACCTTCGCAGTGGAATGGTAGCTGGACAGTGTTGCAGACTCTGAAGAGTGGCACAATGAACATCGTCAGTACTGCGATGTCTTCTTCAGGTGTCGCAACGTATGGGTTCATCGTATCCTCTGGCGTGGCCCCAGCGGTTGGCGAGCTGGTCACCGTAATCAACTGTACAAACAACGCAATCTTCAACACGACCGGCGTTATTGCCTCAGTATCCGGCAGCTTCTTCACGATCTCCGGGTTCTCTTCGGGAGCGATCACGCAGGCCACCGAGCAAGGTGCGCAGGCCGAAACATTCGGTACGCAATTCATCATCGACCCGGGACCGCTAACCGTAGGAACGACCACTAGTCCGATCTATGGTACTGATACCGGTACTGGTACCGTTGCAACTATCGGTGGCTCGGTTGTGCCGGTGGGCTCTGGTACGCGTCAAGCGGTGGTGTTCTTTATCACTAACACTGGCTACTGGACCGCGCCATCCCCTCCTGTGACCTTTACGACCTCGGCGGAAGCGAACTACATCAACGCCTCTAATATTCCAATCGGACCTCCAAACACGGTGGCACGAGGGATCGCATTTACAGAGGCAGGACAAAACGGAGTACCGGGAGCAAACTTCTACGTCATCGAGAACCCGGTCACGATCACCACAGGGAATACGTCAACCACGTACTCCTCTACGATTATCCGAGATAACACCACAACGTCAGCGAAGTTTACGTTCACTGACGCGATTCTGCTGAACTCAACCGAGATCGACATCCAAGGAAACGACCTGTTCAACCAGATAGAACTTGGAAGCCCTGCGTGGAATGTGCAGTATGCGCAGCGCATGTTCTACGGTTTGCAGCTCAACAAAGTTCAGAACTTCAACAATCTCTCGTTTGACGGGGGCTATCTACCGAACCCAACAGGGAACATCGCACCTCTTGGCTGGAACGTACAAGACACAACGAACACGACACTGAACACAAGTCCAGTGACCGGTAATTCGCTGTATATTTTTAATTCCACCAACCACGTGTTGTCCTCTGCTGGTCTCGTGTCACAGACGGCCTTTAGGGACGCTTACAACGTGGCGATCATTCAGCCCAACGTAGCGTACTCTGTGCGCGTAGCAGCGCGTAACCCGTCGAGTGTAGGAATAGGAACACTGCAGATTACGTTGCAGGATTACAACTCAGGAATCGGGCTTGGGACCACCTACGGGACCTTCCAAGTGCCGCTTTCGAGTATGTCCAGCGTGACCCAAGTGTTCACCGGGAAACTTTTGACGACACCGTTCACTGGCACTGTCTCTACGAACCTGAACCTAGTAGTTCAGGTGCTGGGACTTGGTGTATCGGCGGATTGTGAGATCGACCGCATCGAGGTGTTCCCAACACAGGCACCAATTTTGGGAGCGCAAGTCTTTGGTTCCTACATCAACCGTCCTGAAGCCATCGACGCGACAGGCGAAGGTGGAATCATCGATACCTCCTCTGAGAACCCGCAGTTTTGCTATGGAGGGTTCGTCATGCATGACAACCTGTACCTATTGAAGCTGAGTTCGATGTATGTCACTGAAGACAACTCGAATTCAGAGCCGGGAGGGTGGGGCCTGAGAGAGGTTTCGAATAAGGTTGGAGCTTGTGGAATAAATTCCTACGATGTGGGTGAGGAATGGGTAGTGACAGCCTGCCGTGCTGGCATCTTCGGTTTCAACGGAGGACAGCCGGTAAAGCTGATGCAAGAGCTTTGGAATTTGTGGAACTCGATCAACTGGGACGCTGGGCACACAATTGTGTTGCGCAACGATATGACCAACCGCAGACTACTGTGTGCGGTTCCGTTGCCGACACCAAACCAGTGGCTACCGTTTGATCCTCCAAATTCTGCACCAACGTCCCCGAACGTGATCCTGATGTGCAACTATCAGGGTCTTAGCACGTTTGAGGAGCTGGTGAACTCTCCAGAAGTCCATACGACGATGTTCGGTACACTGGCAGCAGTGGACATGAAGCGAAAGTGGTCGATCTGGAGAATTCCGACTCCGTACATGGACTTCATCATGCGGCAAGACGGTAAGTCTACGCCGTTATTTGTCTGCAATGGTATCTCGTCCTCGAAGGTTTACCAGTTCTTAGATGACCAACTGTCAGACGACGGAGTAGCGATCAACGGACTGTACACCACGTACGGGTTCGTGAACGCGGCCAAGGCGGCAACCCTGCCGATCTTTGGCTTCCACCAAAAGCGGTACACAGTGCTCCAATTCACAGCTGAGGGCGCAGGAAACATGCAATTGTCCCTGTACCCCAATACGCTCAACGCTCCATATCCGTGGTCCATCCCCGGTGGAGTGACTTTAGTGAATCCGTCATATGACGACTGGATGCGACCTTTGAATGTCAGAGGAAACCGTGTATTCATCTCGTTCTCCACGAATGCTGTGGGGAGCTGGTTTGAATTGCATAAGATTCTTCTGTCAGGTAAGGCCGACTCTTGGGCACCTATCAACCCGACCGGTGGCGGAAACGTTGGAATGTAATGAGTATGCGGGTGTCGTTCTTGGCACCCGCATTTTAACACCATAGTACCTTAGGAGAACTCAATGCAAGGCAAGAATGGATTACTCTTTGGCGGTCAAGAGCTGACGTACCTTTCTCAGAAAGACAGAGCATTCGGCACACTTTTTCAACGCATCATCAATGCGGTAAACAATATCGCAAAGAACACTTCAGTGGCAGCTGTGGGAAAGCTTCCCGCACCACCGAAGGTTGACAGTATTGCAGTACAGGGCACCGTGGACGCTACGAATAACGTGATCACGTGCCCAAGTGAACACCTTCACTGGACGTTGACGCACAATCAGGCGGTTCAGAAGGGTGTGCAGTACATGACCGAGATTGCGACCGAGCCCAACTTTCTACAACCTCATGTTGTGGACCATGGGTGTTCGCGCTCAGGATTCTTGTCGCTCCCGGCGAAAGATAACAGCGGCAACACGCAAACGTACTACATGCGCTCGTACGCGCAGTACCACGGAAGTGACCCTTCGCACCCAACGGTGCTCGGCGGGTTCAATAACGCCACAAAGATTGTGATGACAGGATCGAGCCAAAGTTCTCTCCTCTCATCCACCGGTAGCGGTACCGCGCAGCCTACAGGGCAGCAGGGTGGTAAAGGGTTGGGCACAGTGCTCAATCGACCAGCCCCGGGACCGAAGCGTAACGCGCTGACAATGACAGTTCTTAAGAATTTCGGAGGCGGTCAGTGATCCGGGATTTCCTACCTGAAGATTACATCGCTGTACTGGCCTTGCACGAGGCCTCTGGAGACGACTACCGTCTTCCTGCACTGACTATTAAGACGGAGGACGGAGAACGACGCCATCCGTTGTTTGTGAGTGCCAAAGTTTTAGAGAAAGACGGAAAAATTGTGCTGTTCTTAGGAGGACGAGCACAAACCGAGATGTACATGCTCGCAGACAGATCGCGATGGGCCGACCCGAGGACAAAGATGTCATGCATACGTGGTCTGGACAAAGCGGTGCGTTACGAGCTGTGGCTGAAAGGGATTGACGACGCAGTTGCGTACGTCCCACCCACGAAGAAGAGATTTGTAAAACGTATCATGGATTGGTTGGGATATAGACCGCCGAGAGAAGGTTGGACCCCGCTTTCGCGGCCAACGAAGGAGACACAGTGAAAATTACGACGTATGCAATATGGGGATCAATCAATGATTTCATCGACGGCAAAGCCGCCGACTGTGAGGTCTCCTACGACTATCAAGGATCGATGGGTGGACTAGATCGCTGGGCACAGGGCGCGGAGAAGAGTGCTGTAGGGCAGGATAAAATGGTTGCACAACAGGCTGGGTCACAAGCTACAGCTGACGAATCACAGTTGACACCTTTTGCTTCGCAAGAAATGCACGCCGAGCACTCTCTCGACCCATACCAAATCAACCAGATGTTGACTGCAGCTGGTGCCGGTACTGGAGCTGCTGAGGGAGCCATAGAGGGCGCAGCGGGTCGGGAATCTGCCCTTACACGTAATGCCTCAGGATTTGCGAAGGACCTAGACCTCGCAGCGCGGAACCGAATGAAGACCGGCGCTGGTATCTCGGAAGGTATCGCTGCCGAAGACATTGCTGGCGCTCAAAAGTTGCGGCAAGAGGGTGCAGGATTGATGACTGATCTCTTCAAGACAGACACAGGCAAACAGCTCGAAGCTATGAGTCAAGAAAGTAAAGATATTCAAGGCGAAGTCGAAGCAGGGAAGTCTGGGTGGTTGCAGAACATGAACGCAACCCTTGAGGCCATAGGCAAAGTTGGTTCTGCAGCGTTCCCTAAGGGATTCCAAAGTTAACAAGGAGAGCAATACATGCCTTACCAAAAAGTGATGGACGATAAAGATGAGTCCACAGCTAACAAGGTGAAGAATTATGTCACCAACCTTTACAACCAAGGCAAAGCTCTCATCGCCCCAGAGGACTCTGAGGCCGAGGCCTTCAAGGCAAAGGAAAGTCAAATCAATCAGGTAGCTCCGCAACCCGCTGCACAATCTACGCGTCAGCCGATTGTTGAGAAGTACCCTGTTGACATGATCACCCCACCACATAAATACGGAGAGCGTCCCGGGGAGAAAGTCATCGACACAAAACCGATGATGAAACCTCTTGGGCAAGGACTACCATTGTATGATGAAGGTGGTGAGGTCACCGAGGACAAGAACAACGTCAACGACGGTAAGCATCAGATGGCCGTGTTGGAAGATGGTGAGCGCGTTCTGACCCCAGAGGAGACTGAACAATACGACCGCGAGCACGGATCAGCCGATGAGCCCCGTATGGTTGCTGAGAGCACACCTCCACCGAAGCCTTCTATGGAGCCTATCGTTCCAAGGGAGACCCCGGCAGAGCCGAAGCCATATCCCGGTGCACAACCACCACAACCCAGTGCTCAGGCGTCAACGTACCAGATGCCAGCGGACCAAATGAAGGTTCAACCTCAGGAGAGCCCTGAGCCAGTCAACGTGTTCCAGAAGCAGAAGGAGGACGCTGCAAAGAAGGGCGACCTCGTTGGTTTGGGCGCAGCGATCATCGGAGAGAAGGCAACGGCGAGGCCGCAAGATACTGCACCTACCACGCCAACCACACCGACCGGTGACGCGGAAATTAAGGACCCGAAGCAGGCCTTCAAGAATAAGATCGCGCAATACAAGCAGGCGTACCAGCAGGCGCTGGATGAGTTCACGCCTGAAGGACAAAAACGCGCTGCGTCGATCAAGGAAGCAATGCTCAACTATATGCGTGAGAACCCTTACGGGTCCGCAGGTAACCATCCCGGTATCCTTGGGAAGATCGAGCACGGCTTGGCCACAGTAGGAAATGTAGCAGGGGCAGTTCTTGCGCCGGGAGTTGAGGCAATGATCCCGGGATCGGCTCTAAATCGTATGGAGCAGTCTAGGGCAGCTCGAAGCATGGGCGAAGCAGCCTCGAAGGAAGAGTTAGAAGGAGCTGAAGCAGCAAAGGCCAATGCTTTCGCTAAAATGGGTGGTGCACCGGGGGCGTACGAGATCAAAGAGATTACCCACCCAGATGGTACCACTGAGTTAGTACGGGTCAACAAAGTGACCAACCAAGCAGAGCCAACCGCAGGCACTGCTGGTTCCAAGGTCATCGACCCAGTGAAGCAAGCCAAACAAAAGATCGAAGCCGCACAGAAAGCTGGTGACATGGCGGCTGTCGAGCAAGCACAGGCCGAACTTGCGCAGTTGGACCCTAAGGCAGCGAACGAATACCTCCACAGTCAAGTTGTAGGAAAGCTCAGCGAGAAGGGCCTAATCAACAGTGCAAACATCAGTGATCCTAAGGCTGTGAAGCAAGCAATTGATCAAGGTCTCAAAAACAACGTTATCACTCCGCGTGAAGTTGCAGGGTACAACGCTTGGGCCTCTGAGCACCCAGACACTGCTCAGCAGATGTTGATGACGGCAGTCAAAGGTGATGAAGCTGTAGACCGTGCTATCAAGAAGATGTACGAAGGCAAAACTGTGCAGGTTGAAACAGCACCTAATCAATATGAGCAGATGTCATCTGCCGAGGCCTTGGCGAAAGGTTACACCTACGATCAAATGCTGCTGCAGCAACCGGGACAAGCTCAGAAGAACGAGGAAACTGTTGCTAACGCAATCGACACGAAACGCGCCATCGTAAAATATCACGATGACTACAATAAGTATGCGAAGGATTTGACTGCGGACGATATCCGTGCCTTCCAAACACTGCAGCGCAATGAAGGACGTGTTGCCTCAGCGTTGTCTGGAATCATCGGTGATATCCCGGCTTTAGGGCCTATCTCTGAAGCGGTCAATAAGCGTATCCAAGGTTACATGATGCAGCAAGGATATGACAGTTTGTCCAAGGGTGGAAAAGCACTCATGGCCGACTACTTCAATGCCATCGTTGCTAACTTTGCGGATACGAAGCGCCGACTGGGCGGAATTGGACGAAACGATAGTATGATTCTGGCGGAAATGCATACCATCCCAATGGGTGGTATTGATGTGGCCTCTGCAAACGAAGCGTTCAAAGATAAGCTTCAGAGCATCGATGATCGCAACAAATTTCTGCCTCGTGTGAAAGGTCAGCACCCCTCAGACATAAAGCCGACAAAAGAGGCAGAGGAAAAAGCTGATATCCCCACAGTACAGAATCACAAGTACCGTGTCGAGCCGAAAGGCAAACCACCCATCTACTCTAACGATGGAAAGACTTGGTATGACGCCAAAGGAAAGCAAATTGGCGCAAAGACCAAGACCGAAACCGAAAAGGAATAAACAATGGCTGACCCTCGTGAACAGCAGCAGGGAGTAGTTCTACCTCCCGGCTACGAAAATGAACAAGTAGTACACAATGAAGCTGCCCAACAGGGAGACGTGTCTCTCCCTGAGGGTTACGAGGGCAGTCAGGTTGTTCCCGGAACTACAAAGACCGAGCCGCAGAAGAGCTGGGGACCACGAGCTGTAGAAGCAATTGGAAACCTTGTTCCTGAGGGAGCCCCGGCTGCTGCACAGAAAGCGCAAGAGGCCGTAGGCAGTGTTGTCCCTGAGTGGTCAATAAAGCCACTGGCAGGATTCCAGAAGTGGGTGAATGAACCACTGAACAAACTGGGACAAGCCGGTGCACAGTTTGGTGGTGAGTTGGCACATGATGTCTTGGGCGGTGTTCAGACACTGACGCACCCCGTTGAAACCTTGAACGCAGCTCTACCGTCTCCTTACGGACCAAAACCAGCTACCAAAGCACCGGAACAAATTTTTCAAGAAGAGCACCCTGTTATTCATGGTGTTGCAACCACAATAGGTCAAGCTGCCGGTGGGGCTATTGCTGATCCACGCATGTGGCCTATGATGGGAGCAGCGGAAGCTGGCCCATTGATTCAGAAAGCGCTCGCAGGCGGATTTGGTACACAGATGACCAAGGACGCCGCCGATGCAGCTACTGAGTTGATGGCGACATGGGATGACATCACTCCAGAGCAGCGTGCACAGTTAGCAGCGCGAGCTGGCTTGAGCACTATCTTCGCTACCCTTTCAGCAGCGCACCTCGCTGGTCCTGAGAACGTTGGTAAAGTTGCCAAGGGAGCAAAGAAGCTTGGTGGCGACCTGATGAGAGGAGAAGAGGGTGCTAACATTGGACAGAGAGTAAAGAAACCATCCAATGTAGTTACAGGTACAGAGCAGTACGAACCGAAGAATCTGCCAGCACCGAAAGGTACAGAGCTTCCGGCCCCAGCTGACCGTGCACCGTACGTTGAGCCCACTCCGTTGGCCCCTGAGCCGGGACTGGTCGGTCCAGATTACTTCGAGGGTGAGTTTGAGGCACCGCGTCAAGGGAAACTGAAGTTTCCACAAGTGCCGCGCATCGAGTATGCAGAGCCTACCCCTTCTGGGCCGGGACCTGAAGTTGCCACAGGCAGCGATCAGTATGACATCCGTAACTTCCCGAAGGTTACAGGAGCTACCGCTGTTGAGGAACCAAAGAGCAACGGGTTCAAGACTCCCTATGGTACGATTGATGTCGAGTCAATGACACCATCATCTCAAGCAGGGTTCCCTGAAGCGAAGGTGCAAGAGAAACCAATCACCCGCGAGGAAGTGAAATCTTCCCCGGGTACGTCGATGGGCGAAGAGCGTCGAGCAACTGGTGAACGCCGAGTCTCGGAGCAGCCATACGAAGGCGAAGAGCGTCGTCAAGCTGAACGCCGTGCATCCCTGACGAAGCCCACGGAAGTTGAAGCAGCCTTGAAATCTGGTAAGCCAGTCAAGACAGCCTTCGATGTCACTGAGGGCGCAATGGACACGATTAAACGTGACCAAGCGATGCCTAAGCACCCAGCCGAGGAAGCAAAGGCTAAGAGTGATGCAGTTGTAAAGCATATCGAGTCAGGCAAGAAGTTCGCCATTCTCCAAGCTGAGAACCCTCAGAACACTCGCATTTCAGAGGCAGAGAATGCGAAGCTTACACAGCAGCTCAAGCAGGAGCTGATCGACAAGGGCTACAAACCCGTAGAAGTCGGTGGGAACACGAAGGACGTAGAGGGTATCAAAGAGCACGCTTTCTTCGTTCCTGACATCTCTGCTGAGGATGCTGCTGAACTTGGTCGCAAGTATAAACAGCAAGGTATCGTTACGCACGAAGGCCTGCGTGATCTGAACACCAACAAAGTGGACCCGCTCGACTTGAGCAAGGGACTGGTTAAAGGTGACGCGGCACGTGCTCAGCAGTACTACACGACTATTGGGAATGAAGACTATCACTTCCCGATGAAAGAGGGCGAAGCACAGAACCCTGTACGTGATGCTGCCGATACCGTCAACAAGAACCTCGGCAAAGCCAAAGTCAATAACGAAAGGGCTGAACTTGATCCGCGACGTAATGAGATCGCGGACGCCTATGATGCAATGAAGCACGATCCGACGAATCCGAAGGTCAAGGCTGCATATGATGCCTTGAAGGACGAGACCTTGGATCAGTGGAGAGAGCTGGAGAAGCAAGGCTACACCATGGAGCCATCCAAAGAGGACCCGTACAAGTCCTACGAGGAAATGGCCAAAGATGTGAAGGACAATAAGCGCATCAAAGTGTGGACTGGTGGGGAACCTCCTGCCGACCACCCGATGTCCGCTATTGAGCCTGCTAGCGGCCTTACTTACAACACAATCTTCCGCGCTGTGCACGACATCATGGGTCACACTGCTGGAGACAATGACTTCTCTGAGCTTGGTGAAGAGAACGCATGGAAACGCCACGCACAGTCGTACAGTGACAGGGCTCTCCCCGCGATGACCACCGAGACCAAAGGGCAAACGTCAACGTTCTTCAACAGCGAGCGAGTACGCAATGGTGGGAAACCTGATTTTCCCGAGCAGAAAGCCAATCTGCTCCCTGAGGAGTTCTACAAAGGTGAACCGAAACAGGTCACCAAGAATGCCTCAGGTGAATCAGCTGCCTCTCAGGAAGCGATCAACCGCACCGAGAGCCAGAAGGCACAGGGAGTCAAAACCTACCGCGTAGACACTCGTTCAGGAAAGACCACGCCAATCTCTGGCGTCGAGTCTGCGGACGCAAAAGCCAACCCTTATGAAAAGATCGTTCAAGTCAAAGGGGACCAAATCACAGAGCAGGACTCTGGAAAAGGTGCGCGTCCACTGGATGAGCAAAAGCTACTGGATCAAATAAACAAAGACAACACTACGACGAAGGCGCAAGAAGCCAAAGTCAAAGAGGTCGCCAAGCCGGGACGAGACACCAACTTCCTTGAGCAGGTTCAAAACGAGCCCGAGTGGAAGAGCAAGTCCTTGTCTCAGCAGTTGCAAGAG